ATGCAACTATTACATGCCAAGAAAGAAATCTAATCCCATACGAAAGACTACGAAAGGCAAAGGGGCTAACTATAGACCTACTAAGTCTGGAGCAGGTATGACTAAGAAAGGGGTAAAGGCTTATCGTAAAGCTAATCCTGGTTCTAAGTTAAAGACTGCAGTTACTGGTAAAGTAAAGAAAGGTAGCAAAGCAGCGAAGAGAAGAAAGTCTTATTGTGCTAGATCAGCAGGACAACTAAAAAGGAGTTCAGCTAAAACTAGAAATGATCCTAACTCTCGTATTAGACAAGCTAGAAGAAGGTGGAAGTGTTAAATGGCTGCTAAGAAAAAGAAAACAACTAAAAAGAAAGGTGCTACACCTAGTAACCCTGGGTTATACTCAAGGGTAAAAGCAGCAGCTAAAAAGAAATTTAAAGTGTACCCATCAGCGTATGCTAACGGATGGTTAGTTAGAGAATATAAGAAACGTGGTGGTGGATACAAGTAATGGCTAAACCAACAGGAGGACTAACAGCCTGGTTTGGTAAAGGACCTAAAGGAGATTGGGTTGACATAGGTGCACCCAAGAAGAAAGGTAAGTTTCAAGCTTGTGGTAGAAAGTCTGCAAGTAAAAGTAAGAGATCTTATCCTAAGTGCGTACCCAGGTCGAAAGCTAAAAGTATGACCAAGGCACAAAAGAAAAGTGCTGTGACTAGAAAAAGATCTAAGTCTCAAGGTGTAGGTGGTAAACCTACTAACGTAAAGACTATAGTAAAGAAGAAGAAAACTACTAGAAGGAAGAAAAAGAAATGAAAACAGTACCTAAAAAAAGTAAAGGTCTTAGTAAATTACCAAAGACTGTCCGAAACAAAATGGGCTATTTAAAAACAGGCGGAACTATGAAGAAAGCTAAAGGTTATAAAAAAGGCGGAGTCGCTACTAAAAAAGCTAAGGGATATAGCAAAGGTGGAGTCGCTAAAAAAGCAAAAGGAATGAAAAGGGGTGGGGTTAGGACTAAGAAATAGTCTATGCCACATCTTATATCGAATGTACCCTACTTTAAAACGTGGGTAAGAAAAGAGTTTACAGCCAATCATCAAGATTATCATGGTGAATTTCTACACGGATTAGTAATAGCAGTAAACTGTATGCCAGATAGATCACTATCTTTTCAGATTGTGTTTACTGGCTGCGAAGCTGAAGATGATGAGCCTAATGTACACGGTGGTGCTATGTGGGCTCGGATGCCAATACAAGGTCTAGTTGCTGACATACCACTAGACAAATGGCCTGACAGAATGGAAAACCATTTATGTCAACCATGGGATTGTATGTCTAGAGAACACGAAGTAGTAGTTTTAGATAGAACATCTTCTTCACCCTGGTATGCTAAGATAGATGGAGAGTTCTATTTAGCTAAGTATATCTTTACAGTAGACTATACTAAAGACGATATAGCCGATAGCCCAGACCAACATAAACAAAGTCATGTATTATATTTGACTGAAGGTGAATGGAAAGGAAACATAGTAGCACTACCTAATAACAGAGTAAGAGTTACTAATCCTGCATTATGGGTTACAGGAGAAGGAGCACCTGATTTTGCTCCGAGTCAATGGACTCATAGTAGTGAAGAGCATGAAAGTTATACAGATCCACATATAACTTTTAATAATTTGTATAAGGACTAACATGCCTAGAAATTATAAAAGGGAATATAAGAGTTACCATAGTAAAGATGAGCAGAAAAAAAGAAGAGCATCTAGAAACAAGGTAAGAAGAGCTGCCCTACGTAAAGGGAAAGTAACTAAAGGTGATAAAAAAGATATAGATCACAAAGATGGTAATCCTAAGAATAACAAGAAAAGTAATCTTAGAGTAGTATCAAGAAGTAAGAATAGATCCTTTCCTCGTAATAAAAAAGCAGGAAAGAAAATTGTAAGGAGAAAAAAATGAAAAATTTAATAATTGTATGTGTATTAAGTTTAAGTTTGATAGGTTGTGCTGCGTCACAAATATCTTTAACAGCGTCTGCACCAAAAGGTAAAGACTTAGATATTACTATTAAAACTAAAGAAACATCTGAGTAAGGAGAAATACTATGCCAATGGTTGGAGATACAAAGTTTTCTTATACTGATGAAGGTAAAAGAAAAGCTAAACTACAAGCTACTAAGACAGGCCAAACTATGCACGTAGGTTACCGAAAAGGTGGAGGAGCTTTAAAAGTAGATTCACCTACTGGTAAGAAATGTGTATTTGGTATAAAGAAATAAATGGCTATACCTACTTTTAAATCTGTAGGGGTAGCCTTATCTACTACAAATAGAACTACTATATATACTACTCCGAGTTTATCTCGTGCTGTAGTTACTTCTATTATGGCAGGTAATGTTGATGGATCAAGTGCAGCTACATTAAAACTTGAATGGTATGATGCATCAGCTACAACACATTATGCACTTACTGGAGCATACAGTATAGCAGCAAACGGATATTTAATTATATCTGATTCTCCTATTTACTTTGATGCAGGTGATCTTTTATCTGCAACAGCAGGAGCAGCAGACGATATAACAGTTACTGCTTTTGTAGAAGAGTATTCAACAGGATTCTAAATGGCAAAAGAACTAACAGAGAAACAAACAAAATTTATTGATGCTTTATTTGGTGAAGCACTAGGTAATCACAGACTAGCAATGGAGATAGCAGGATATAGTCCTAACACTACATGGAGAGATGTTACAGCTAATATTAACGAAGAAATATTACAAGCATCAAAAGAATACTTAGCTATGCATGCACCTAAAGCAGCAGTTGCAATTACAGGTATTATTGATGATCCTACTGAGTTAGGTAATAGAGATAAGCTAACAGCAGCTAAAGATATATTGGATAGAGCAGGCGTTGTAAAGCAAGAGAAGATAGAAGTAAACACTCCTTCTGGTTTGTTTATACTACCTTCTAAACATAGTGAAGAAGAAGAAGAAGATGGAAATTAAGTATAAAAGAAAACTAGGTTCTACTGTACCCTTTGGTTGGGAACTTGTAGAAAATTCAAAAGACTTATTAAGAAGCATACCAGAACAACATGAGCTATTAGAAAAAGCTAAATATCATGCTAAAACATCTAGTCTACGTGAAGTAGCTAAATGGTTATCAGCAAATAGTGGAAGGTCTATATCACATGTTGCTCTTTTTAAAATGTTAAAGAAGGATGAAAGTGAGCGAAATAAAAAAGCAGCAAACATCAGATGGGAGCGAGTTAAAGCCAAGACAAGGTCAGAGACGCAAGAAGATCTCATCAGGGAAGCACAAAATTATTCGATCCAAAAGGAAGCCACCACCTAGGGCTAATATAGTCGAGACTGATACTGTAGAAGATGATCTACATAATATCGAAGAAGAAAGAGATATTGTATTTCAACCAAACAGTGGACCACAAACAGACTTCTTAGCATCTAATGAAAAAGAAGTTTTATATGGTGGTGCAGCAGGTGGTGGTAAATCCTACGCTCTATTAGCAGATGTGTTGCGTTATTGCAACCATCCTAATCATAGTGCTCTTCTACTTAGAAGAACAAATGATGAGCTAAGAGAGTTGGTACAAAAGAGTCAGGAACTATATCCAAGAGTATTTCCTGGAGCTAAGTGGAGTGAAAGAAAGTCTTTATGGACATTTCCCTCTGGTGCTAGAATATGGATGACATATCTTGAACAAGACAAAGACGTTCTAAGATATCAAGGACAAGCGTTTACTTGGATAGGTGTAGATGAGCTTACTCAGTATGGTACACCATATGCTTGGAATTACTTACGTTCTCGTTTACGTACTGTAGATAAAGATTTACCTACGTACATGAGAGGCACTACAAACCCAGGCGGTCCAGGTCATATGTGGGTTAAGAAGATGTTTATTGATCCTGCACCTTATAACTCATCGTTTTGGGCAACAGATATAGAAAATGGAGAAGTACTAACTTATCCTAAAACACACGAAAAAGCAGACAAGCCTTTATTTAAAAGAAGGTTTATACCTGCTAAACTAACAGATAATCCTTACCTTTCTGAGGCAGGAGAATACGAAGCTAACTTGTTATCTTTACCAGAAGTACAAAGACAACAACTATTAGAAGGATCATGGGACATTGCAGAAGGTGCAGCGTTCACTGAGTTTAACAGAGATGTACATGTAGTAGCACCTTATAATGTTCCTACTTCATGGAAAAGATTTAGAACATGTGACTATGGTTATTCAAGTTGGTCAGCTTGTTTATGGGTAGCAGTAAGACCAGATAATAAATTAATTGTATATAGAGAACTTTATGTACAGAAAAAAACAGCAGATGAACTAGCAGAATTAATACTAGGTATAGAAAGAGAACAAGATGATAAGATATGGTATGGTGTACTTGACTCATCGTGTTGGCATAATAGAGGACAAACAGGTCCTTCGATTGCAGAAACAATGATATTACGAGGATGTCGATGGAGACAGTCCGATAGAAGTAAAGGAAGTAGGATAGCAGGAAAGAACGAGCTACATAGACTATTAAGAGTAGATGAAGAAACAGGCGAAGCAGGGGTTGAATTTTTTTCAAATTGTGTTAAACTTATATCAGAATTACCACAGATACCTTTAGATAAAAATAACCCTGAAGATGTAAACACTAAAATAGATTACGACCATGGATATGATGCACTAAGATATGGCATTATGTCTAGACCAACCCCTAGGGGATTGTATGACTTTTCCAACACAGATTGGAAGAAACCTTGGACACCTGCTGATCAAGTATTTGGATATTAAACATGGCTGAAGAACAAAGTACAGAAACAGAAATAGAAATGAAATTAGATGATACTGAGCAAGATACTCTTGCCTCGTATATAAAAAACAAATATGAGTCTTCTAGTGACTCTAGGTATTCTCAAGAAGCAAGATGGATGGACTCTTATAGAAACTATAGAGGTATTTATGGTGCAGAGACACAGTTTACTGAAACAGAAAAAAGCCAAGTATTTTTAAAGATTACAAAAACAAAAGTTACAGCAGCGTATGGTCAAATTATTGATGTACTATTTGCAGGACAAAGATTTCCTTTAGG